TTAGTCTCTTGGCATACTTTGGCAAATCATCCTGAGATAGATCTGCATTATAGTTAGAATCAACAGGTAGTGAGTAATAATTTGATCCTAGGATATATGGGAATGCAGGATCGCCATTAATATCGATAGTAATAAAGTATGCATAGACTCCTGCTGGATATTCTGGTGTTGCACAGAATCTTCCATTGTTTTCGTCTAATTCTAATTTACCAGTCTGAGTGCTAGGTCTCCACTCATAATCTTCAATAAAAGTTCCAAGTGGGAACTCAGATGGATTTGGACCACCTAGTCTGTTGCTCTTCAGATAATATGCTGATGACAGTCTGCTGACAGCACTACTAGTGTCTAGAGGGTTCTCATAACCATAAGGACCATAAATTGGATTGCCATCATAAGCAAATCCCAAAATAGGAGAATGTGACGTTCCATCATCATTCAGATCAGTTCTGAGACTAGAAGGATTGGCAACAATACCATAACCATACCCTTTAGTAGGATTATAGTTCTGGAATGCATAACCATTAGATGAGTCTAACTCAGACTGTAGTTTCTTATAGCGATCTTTGGTATATGTAACGATATCAGATGTTGCTGCTGCTCCATCACCAACAGGTAGAATATCGACTATCACATTTCCTTTGGAGTAGAACTTACCTTCGTCTACTTGCTCAAAGTCAACAATTTTGCCATTTGCTAAAACAGTATTGTATTCTGCAAAACGACCTTTGCCAAGACGATCGATAATTCTTACTGTAGGTGGTGTAGTGTAGTATTCACCAGCATCAATTACTTGAATACTTGTAATTCTGCCAAAAGTAACAGTAGCAGATGCTTTTCCGTTTCTACCAGAAGTAATAGTTACAGTTGGTGGAACAGTATATACAGTCTGATCAAGAAGTTCAATACTGTCAACAACTTCACCTGCTAGGAAAGATCTTGCTCTTCCTGGAATATTATTAATCAGAACATTAGGGGGATCCTGGAATCCAGCACCTTTTTGTGAAATATTGAACTTGGTGATAGGACCAAATTTGACTTGATCAAAATCTCTATAACTGAAAGCAAGAGTTCCATCAACTAAGATGCCAACATCTCTTTGTGTGGTTTTATACGATTCAGTAATAACTTGAGGATTCTTACGAATCAATCTCATCGTCTTCTGATCTTGCAGTTTCTGCTGAGTATTTGCAAGAAGAATAGGTCTAGTTGGGAAAGAAGACGAACAGATGTAGTAATAGTTGCTATCTTCATAAACAGCAGCAACATCACCAGGCAGATCTCCAATCTGAGACTGAATAGTAGGATTTGCTGCTTCAGCATTCTCTTGACTCAGAATCCAACGGATGGTATTCTGTGGAGTCATAATAATGGGGTCTCTGGTCTCGAAACCTGCACCAGATACCTGAATACGATCTCCTTCCTCAGAATAAGGAACAGGAGCATCAGTGCTCAAGTTATAAAGGACACCAAGGACTAGAAGCTTGACGTTTCCAGAGGTAACTGTAGAAAAACTGTAAACAGATTCTCCAGTAGCATAAACAATATTGCTTTCTCTATTGCTGACTAGAAACTGAGTGACACTTTTATCACTATACTCAAATTCTTCCCCACGGATTATAAATCTGCCTGTAGAAGAAAATCCTTCTGTGGAAAACACATTGATACGATCTCCAACAGTGAGACCATTATCAAAGTCTGCTGTTAACTCAGTTTTAGATGCAATCTTGAATGTATTGTTAATCGAAGACGTATCTAGAGCAATTTCATATAGTTGCTCTCCATCAACTGTGCCAGCACCGAAAACATTGTCTACAATACCAGATGCAAAACCTGCATTGGGATTAAATGAGTCTATGCCTTGAACAATCTCTTCTCCAATGAGATCAGATACATTACCTGATATAACTTTTACTTTTAATGAGTAAGAGGTGATCCAATCGGATGTAGATGCCTTTACAGTAAAATCTTTTGGTCTTACAACCTCTGGAGTGTCATTTCCTACCAGAGTGTTGAAAATAAACTTGATTGACCTATCAGTGCCTTTTGCACGATAGAAACTAGTAATATTCTTAATTAGAGTTCGCTTGTCTACCTTCTCATTCAGATACTTTTCTGGGAAGGATGCAAGGTAGTCAGACTCAAAGTTCTTGACAATAGCATACAAGAACAGGTTGCTGATGTTCTGGACTGTCACACCTGAGTTGTGACCCACAGCAAGCGTTGTTACGAAGTTGCTTGCCTCGTATAGGTCACCTAGTTTTGTATTGCCACTGACGCCACGAGAGACATCACTGAGAGTGTTACCATTTCTCTCTTTGTAAAACAAGATCTCATCGTTAATCTTGATGTAACCATTTTCCACAGGGAAAGAAGATGCATCAATCAATTCAATAGTAGTATCACTCGTAGATACTGCTACTGCTAATTCTGTGCCTTGTGCTAGAAGATTTTTCTCATAAAAATCTATATCACGATATTTCGTGATATTCTGAATCACGTCAAGAGGTTGACCCCTAAGTTCTAACTGCTCGTAATATTTCTCTACAATTTTAGAAAAATTTTCGTAGTCAGAAGAAATGAACTCAGGAAGTTGACTCTCGATTAGAGTGGATATTCTCCTAGTCTCTGCCATTTAAGCTTACTCTGTGTAAATCGTGAATGAACTCTTTGGAATATCAACATCGAGATAAACTTCTCTCGATGCACTAATATCATTACTTAAAGGGATAGTTCTAACTTCGATTCTATTATCAAAGAAACTACCTTCAATGACTGTCAGATCATAAAGTTTGATCTCTCCCTTAATATAGTCAACCGTCCCAACAGAGTCGTTTAAAACGATTTTCTCACCTGAGATAGAGTCTATTCTATATAGGACGATTTTACCAGAGCGATCTTCGAGATAGACTGTCCAGAGAGGATATTCACTTACTTTGAAACCTGTTGACTGGACAATTACATCCTCATCACAAGTATTATCGAAAGCATTTTGGAAACATAGTTCGTAGAAGAACTTACTATTGATCTGAGGATAAAAATCCTTTCTCATCTTCACAGTGGTAAGATTACTGTTAATACTACGATCAGCATCATCAATTACACCAACAAACTTAGAGAATCTAAACTTGCCATTAAACTTCTCTGTATCAGAAGATGCAATGTATGCCTCTAGACCACCGAGAACCTTAGACTTAATCTCATCTCTAGTCTGATTGGTCTTTTCTCTAGAATAGTAAATATTGGACTTTAGTTCAACATACAAAATAGAAGCATCGATGACATCAGGAGTGATGGATGCCACCATATATGGTTTCAGTTTATCTACAATCTCTTTTTTAGTTGCAGAACTCAATCTACGTGCAGTAGATGGTTTGACAACAATCTTGACCTTACCATACTCAGGGGGATCATCCTCTTCACCACCAAATGTAATGATATCAGCAATAGCAGGATAGATCTCTCTTACAATTGCTGCATAGTCTTGTGCCGTGACTGCTCTGTTCTGTGTTCCATAGAACTTAGGAGCATTAAACTTGATCTTAGAAACAGATTCGATTTCTGCGCCCCCTACTGCCACCTCTACGAGGTCTGTAGCAGCAGAGTAGTCAACAGTGTAGTTTAGGTTAGAATCGCCTGCAGGGGTTTCTATGATGCCATTGAAGGTGAATGCTCTTGCTCCGTTAGCATCAGGACCATTCGTTGACAGATATGTAATTTCTACTTGGTTACCAGACTCTAGTTGTCTACCTAGGACACCATCACCAAAGAATACTTCATACTGCTCATCTTCGGTTTCCTCAACATAGAAAACACTTGACTCACTCGTAATGTCTAGGATACTATCTGCTCTCGAATAGATCTCCCCTACAGTGCTTTGTGCAGATGGGAAAATACGGACTCTAAGAGACGAAACGTCTGCATTGGGGTTCTTGATCACAAAACGGTTTGATCGTGCTGCATTAACCGTATAGGTGTCAGTGATGAAGTTTCCTTCGTAAATATCGATGCTATCAAAAGTTCCGATGTTATTAATAACAGGAACCTTAATGTCCTCAACAACTACAAAATTGTATACGCTACCATCAAATGTAGAATTGAAACCTGTTCCTTTTCTTAGAACGATTTCATTCGGTGCAGTGTTTGGAAATGTTATTCTAAAAGACAAATTTGCCTTTGGTGATGTTGCTGACTTGGGAGTGTAACCCAATTGCTTCGCCAGTGCCACCACATTGTCCCTGAGCGTTGCCGAATCAAGGAACGTCTCGTTCACCACCATATTAGTGTTGAACGCTGTATAATACGTATTATATGCCAATACGTCGAGAAGGTTCGACCATACAGAACCTTCAAAATCAAAATCAGTAAACTCTCCCTGCGATCTCAAGTATTCCTTGAGAGCAGTCTTGATATCTGCAAAGTCTAGGTTTGATAGTTGAACGTATGGCATTATCGAGTTCTCTCTAGGAAGAATTCTATGGCGACAGGAAAGTCTTCTCTACCAATAATTTCAAATTCTAAAGCAACGTCAAATCCATTGTCGTCAAAATTAGTATCAACTTCTAAACCAGTAACCGTAATTCTTGGTTCAAACTGATCTAGAGTCTGACGAATATTATCGCCAATCTCAGCAGCAGTCGCCACATCTAGGTGCTCAAATAGTAAATTACGAAGATTAGACCCCAGATCTGGTTGGAATGGTCTCTCGCCCTTTGAGGTAAGCAGCAAATTGACGACTGCCTGTTTAATTGCAGCATCATCCTTCTTGACAATTAAGTCACCTGTTACAGGATGGGGTTTGAACGTTACATTCAAATCCTTGAAGGTCTGAAACTTTGCCACACGAATAGTAGAGTGTATCTTATCTATTTAGCAGCCCATCAAATTATCTAGTCTCTTTCTTTCTTCTTTCAATTTCTCAGACTTCTTCAACCAATGGTCGCTAGCAGGTTGAGTGATAAGTGTCATTCCTGATCTTACAAACTTGTCGCCAAGGTCTGTGGGACTATTTGCCATTGATAATTCTCCTATAAAGTGTTGGTGACCAATATTGATAATAATCAGTCTTGTGTAATTGTTCTCTTGCTTGCTCTAATTTATCACGCTTTTGAATGAGTATCAAGTTTCCTTCATTAAAGTTACTTTGCACTCCATTAATATGTGTTGCATCATCCATATGATCATCAAGCGCATAGTATACACTTTGACTCATATTAATTTCCGCAACCCGTTGCATCAGAGCGCATTCAGAGATATCATCCTCCAAAATGTAGACTATCACGTCCGCATTTGGTAATGAACTCAGAGTCACACGCCGTAAGGCACGCTCCTCTATATGAACAGACGCAGAAAAAGCGTAGGGACATATGGCATGACCGCCTAGATCCCCACGCTGCTCAGAAATATATTTAATCCATTCCTTAACTCTACTTACCTTGTCCACGATACAATTTCTTTTTACTATTTCTGCTAGTGGCAGCATACTTCGTGTGCTTCCCTGTTCCCTGACGGGTTTTCTTGGGTTTGGACTCGATGTGAGTGCCACTAGTCAGTGAAGGACGCTTTGCCATGGGTTTTCTTTGAACGACTCACATATTATACCACATATACGCTTGCTTTGCTTGCTTTTGCAATGGTAATTCCTGTGGGTTCATACAATGTGTCCCCCTGCTTGCCA